AAATAGAAGTGACGTCAACCGTAATGGCCAAATCATCCCGTTCCCGCTTCTCCACCTCGATATGGTTAATGCGGGCAATGTACGGATTCACCATCAATCCCTCACGGATATTCTGGCAAATCCTGTCTGCCGTATACTGGCTGTTTGGCGCTCTCCCCTGATACGGCTCGATGGTAATGCCATAGCTGTCATCATACGCTAAGTAGCGGTATCGTTCGGTGAGAATCGCTTTATAAATCCAGACCTTGAGGGCTTCGTTTTCCGTTACCATCAGGTTCTGGCCTTTTTCGTCGTAGCGGAAGCACTGCTTATCAAAGTCATAGCCGTATTCTACGAAAAGAGGCAGCGACTCATTCCGGTTCGCTGCCTGGATGCTGTTCATTGCTACAAAAGGATCAGCCATGGCCATCAATCCTCACAATCTCATCCAAAATAATGTACTGCTGAATCCGGTCGTTGATGAGCATGGGCATGATGGCCACGTACATGCCGGGCTTTAGTGTATCCGTATAGATGACGGAATCGGTGTAGTCATTATCGATATCATGATTATGGGACTGGTAAGCCGCATCACCGCTGCCGCCGGCACGATTCTGTGTCGCCGATACCAGATGCCCTTTAGCTGTGCGGCCATAACCTGCCAGGAGATAATGGGAAATCCACAGCTCCTCTTTGGTCAAAATGATGCCATTGTAGCGGACCTTGATATCTGGCGGCGAAGCCAGGATCTGCCCGATTTGAATGTCCGGGCTGTTGCTGCTACGGCTGACCTGCTCCATCAGATTCAGCAGGCTGATATACGGATTTTTCTGCACACGCTCACCCCCTTGAGGTCTTGATAATCGTTGCCGGATAATAGTCGCTTCCCATATCGATGCTGCCTTCGTAGTGATGAAAACAGCCATAGACATTGGAGCTGTTGCCCCAGCAGCCGCCGCTTCCGTCATAGACGACGACATGCCAGTTCGGTTCCGGCTTGCTGTAGCGGTTGTACATGATGATGTCGCCCTTTTCGAGCTGCGACGGGTCATAAGGGATAGCCAGACCCTGCGCTTCGGCGTCGGCCCGGAGCTGGTCGCAGCCTTTCACGCCATTGTTATATTCCTGCGCTGCAAAAGGGGAATAGCCCGCCGCGGCGATGGTCGCCCGGTCGACACAGCCTTCTGAGCCATAGGGAGAAACGGTACCCTCGAAATTGGCCATGCACGCATCGACCACACTTCTGCCAGCCACAGCGCCACCTGTAGAAACAGAAGATGTCGATTCCGTTTCCGCTGGCGGCACATAATCCGGGTTGGCATTGTACGATGTACTGTCCAGTTCCTGTTTCTGCTCATCCAGCAGTTTGTTGAATACCAGATGCAGCTCCATCAGGTGCTTGTTGCCTTCGATTTTATGGCTGTCTGACTTGATGAAGAACTGCCCCTTGAGCTGTTCTTCCTGGACTGAGACAGAAAACCCGGCGATGCACTGGATATGACCGATGGCCCAGATGGACATGTCATGGGCGACGGTCTTCAGCATGGCCCTTGCCTGCGAGGCATCGTCCTGCTTGGGGTCGGCCTTGCAAATGGCCTGGATGAGACCGAAGCGGTCGATATCCGTCTGATTGGGCAGTTCGCCTTTCGTCTGTCCGGCACTGTCGACGACGATGACCTTAGAAACCATGTCTTCGACCGACTCCGACACGGAAGCGCCGGTCAGGTTTGTCACATCGCTGATCAGGAAATCTTTCACCACCTGGTCGTTCATGCAGACCACGTTGAGCTTCCCTTCGGTCATGTAGATATGGTATCCCTTGCCATCCTGTGCGGATTGATAGGATAATGCCTGCTTGATAGCCTCCGTAGCCGAGATATCATCGGCAATGAAATTGCAGGTGACGGACAGGTCGGGAATAGTCCCGGCCGGAATAGAAAAGTCATTGATGGTCTGGCGGATGGCGTCGGCCACTGTGACGTTCGTGTACTTCTTGGTTATGCGGGACTTGGCCAGATAGACGATATTGTCAAAGGCTGTAAAATGCATCACGGAAGAACCGCTCTCTCGGCTGCGGCCAAAAATACGTCCCTGGAACAGGTGGAAAGTCTGCTGTGTCTTATCGTCAATGTGGATAAACAGCACCTCGTCCCCCAGTTCCAGTTCCGGATTCTGCCAAGATTTATCCCGCGTCGTATAGGCCAGGTCGAATTCCAGCCTGCGTCCGGCCTGCTCGACGTCCCCGGACCAGGTTGCACAAATCAGCCAGCCCGTAAGGTCTGCGTTCTCGGGCTTTTTCTGGCCTTCCGTCTGAGCATCCTCGGTATTGGTTTGCTTATTGATTCTTTGCAACTGGAACATTTTCATCATTCCTTTTGAGGTTCATCGTCGTCAGGCGGATGATATCCCCGGGCGAAAGACCGCCGTTACAGACGATGCTGCGATAGATCTGGAACTTCGAGAACTGCTCATTGTTGAGCGTCACCGATTTCCCCACGGCCCGGCCGATGACGTTCCCGATACTGTCACCGGGATAATAGGTGATGTTCTTCTTCATCTTCGACCAGAACGACTCCGGCCGCTTCTTCAGCCCTGTCGCAGCATCGGTCTTTCCCGTCTCCGGTGCTGTGACGTAGCGGTACTCTGTCAGGCCCAGCTCGTAATAGACATCGCCGCTGCCGTCCTTTTCACCAAACTTGAAGGACGAAATCAGGCAGGGCATGGAAAGCGGCGTATCCGACACCGTCAGCTGACAGACGCTGTCACCGGTACGCATCGTTTCCAGTTGGGCAATGTACGTATAAGGTGCCAGCCCCATCATGGCAAAGGGATAATCCTGGGCCGGGAAAAAGCCGGAAAGGGTCAGTGTCCTGAGTCCCGTCTTTCCCATCATAAGGTAGTTGCCGAAGTTATTGATGTTCACCGTGCCATGATTCGTATTGACAGATACCATCAGCTCCGAAGGCAGGACGGGAAAGACCACCGCTGCCGATTCAGAAGAGAGTGAAATCGTGAGGGAAGACGCAGCCTGGCCGATGGCGTTCAACAGGGATGCTAAGAAAGAACTCATCAGAGGGTCGCTCCTTTCATGCGGTTCATGCCGTACAGCCGGATTTTTTCGACGAGCCTTTCAGCTACGGCGTCGATGTCCTGGTCGCTGCGGACGTTCATCGTATCGATGCGGATAGTGATGGAATGGCTACCTGCGTTCATGGCCTGCCGGATGCTTTCATCATGAGGAATCACGGTACTGCCGTTTGGCAGGTGGACCAGCTCGCCCCGGCGGTCTTCGTTGATGACCGCAAAGCCGCCGCCAAAGTTCTCGACGCCTCCGGCAAAATGACTGATGGGTTCAATATTGAATCCCACATGAGTCGGCGCCCCGCCGGACAGAGACGGGATGTCGATGGACAGGCTGTTGACGCTGGCAATGAGTCCGTTCACCTGGTCGATGACCCAGTTCACGCCATTCCGGAAGGTATCCTTGATGCTCTCCCAGATGCTGGAAGCCGTCTCGCTGATGCCGTTCATGGCCCCGTCCCAGGCCAAAGCAATCCATTGCATCCCGGCATCCACGGCATCCGACACCGCCTGGATGGCCTGTTCGATATACTGCGAAACCGTATCCCAGTTGCTCCAGAGGAGATACAGCCCTGCGATGAGGGCAGAGATGACGATAAGGATGGGATTGGCCATCGCTGCTGCGCCGACTGCCCGGATGACCGTAATCATCATCCTGCCCACGGTCAGAAAGGTACTGCCCATGCCTTTAGCAACAATGGCGACGCCTCTCGCCACCGTGACGAGCCCTTTGAACTGGACAGCCAGATACTTCGATACGCTCCCGGCCTTGCTGATGCCCGCGGCGATGGAGCTGAACGTCCCGAAGGCCCGTCCGCCTATCGTCAGCACCCGGCCCAGGGTGGAACCGAAAAGCTGGAAGGTCACGATGCCGAAAGCCACTTGACCGATTAGGGCCTTCTGCTCCGGCGTCAGCGACCGGAACCAGGTCGCCAGCTCCTTCACCCGCAGGGACATGGCCTTGAAATAAGGGGTGAACGAAACCGCCAGGTCCATCCCGGCATTCTTCAGCTGGTTCATGGCAATCTGCATCTGTTCAGACGGCGTCAGCATCTTCTCATAGGCTTCCCGGGTCATGCCGGCAGACTGGGCCATCTGGTCCATGACCTTGTCGAAATCCCCGGCTCCCTTGCCTGTCAGGACCAGGATGCTGTTCAATCCTTCTACGGAACCAAAGAGCTGGGCCATCTGTTCGGCATCGCCGCCTGTAGCCCGCTTCACTTCGTCCAGGAACTTCACCCAGCCCACGCTCTGCAAATGAGCTGCGTTGAACTCAAGGCCCAGGGACTGAGCCAGTTTCGCCGCTTCAGAAGACGGCTTCAGGATGTTGCTGTAGGCCGCCTTGAGTCCTGTAATGGCCTCGCTGGTCCGTATACCGTTCTTGGTCAGGACGGCAATGGAACCGAACAGTTCCTGGGTGCTGACATTGAGCTGTGCCGCAATGGGGATGACGTTGCCCATGGACTGGGCCATCTCGCCAAAGGATGTCTTGCCGAAGTTCTGTGCCAGGAGCATTTGGTCCGTCACCGCCGTGGCTTCTTCTGTCGATTTTCCATAGGCATTGAGGACGGTCGTGACGCCGTTTACGGCGGTTGTCGTATCCGTGAACCCGGCCTTGGCGGCGATGGTCATATCCTTGACAAAACCTACGGCATGGCTGGCATCGACACCTGCCGAGATGGCCTGGTAAACCGATTCGGAAAGGTCGGCGACGCCTGCCCCGGTTTCATCGCTGACAGCACGGATCTCATCACTGACCTTCTGCATGGAAACAACCGTCGTATCCACCAGTGTCGAAATCTTGGCGATGCCACTCGCAAAGTCGCTGTGCAGCTTGAAGCCTGCCGTCGCAGCCGCCAGGATGGGTGCCGACAGCAGGGCCATCTTATCTGACAGACCGGAAATCTTGCTCCCCGTCTGCTCGATGCTCTTCGCCGTCCGTTTCTGGATACGCTCATGCTCCGTCAGCTTGTCCGACAGGCCGCTGACCGATTGTTTCGCCGCCGCCATCTGGGTCTTCATGGTCCCCAGGCTGGCATTGACGCTACGCACCGTCGGCGTAAACAAATCCCGCAAACGGATAGCCGCATCGATGACGTTATTGGCCAATAGGTATCACCTCTTAATGTTGTTACAGCTATAAAAATATAGTAAGATAAAAGAAATCTATCTTTACGGAGGAATTCCAATGCGCTATTTCAATGAAACAGAAAAAAGATTAGCTGAACGATATCACCATATGGAGCTTGGAACTTGCAAAATCTGTGAAGAATGTCATAAGAAAGAGCGTTTATCCTTGCCGATTGGCTGTTGGTGCGTAGGTTCCGATTTTAATAAAACTTCCAAGAGAATTCTATTTGTCGGTAAAAATGCCAGAAACAATCCCGGCACGATTGAAGACGGCTTCCGCAATCCCTTTCAATATACCCGTGAATCTCTGTGGAACAAAAGCTGGCCATACTGGAGCTATACTCGTGCTATCACTCTGAGAATATTCGGTGACGATTCCATAGAACACATCGCATTTACCAATATTGTCAAATGCAACAATTCCGGAGGAAAGGATACTACCTCAGATTTTGTAAAATCCAACTGTATCCTAAACCTAAAAGTCCTTCAGCAGGAATTAAAGGTAATACACCCTACTCATGTCATTTTTTATACATCTTGGTATTATGACGATTACATCCCTAACGTCTTTGACCGTTATAACATTCATTACAACGGGTTTAAAGATATTGGGAAAAGAAAAATGCCCTGGCAGGAAGCCATTTCCACGCTGGACAATCAAACCTTTCATGTACTACGTGTCGGCCACCCACAATGTAAGAAAAAAAGCGACTTCGTCTATGAAATATCTAAGTGGATTGAGCCTGCCTTATGACTTTATGCCAGATAGCCGTATTTTCAACATTTAATCCGATAATGCTAACGATACTTTTTTATTGCGTTCTTCCATCTCATACCGAACAAAAGCGTACATCACCTGCCGTTCACCGTATCCCAGTTTCATGACCGCTGACGGCAGCAGGTGATGCTCCCGGAACAGGAGATACATCGCCTGCACTTCGCCATCGGTCCGGATCAGTTTTTTACGGCTTTGTCCGCCTTTTCCTGGGTCGTATAGCCGTTGAGTTCCGTAATCTGTGCCGTAAGGTCGGCAATCTCTCCGGCCAGAAAGAACTTGCGGATGATGTCGCCAGGGAGTACGGCCCCGAATTTTTCCAGCAGGTCCTTGTTCTTGAGGTCCGGGTCGGCAATCCCTGCCAAGAGCGTCTGGGTCTGCATCTGATAAATATCGATGTTATCGGCACTGCCGTTGGTGAAGTCCACGGCCATCTTCTGAATATCCGCATAGCGCTCCGGGTCGATGGCCCGGAGCGTGATGACAAAATCGAACCCGAACAGCTTCGAGAGCCGTTCCATCTTCACTTTCTTCTCAGGCCGTTCGGCCAGCTTGTTCACTACGTCGGCTTTCAGCAGCCGGTCTACCATATTCATGTGCTTGTTCTCCTTATGCTAAATCCAGTAAATCCCAGTCCGAGAAGGTGAAACTGTAGCTTTCCTCGCCCATCTTGTCCACTTCCCAGTCGGCCAGGATCAGGCTGTCAAAGGTCGCATCCTTGATGACGATACGCTCGCTGCCGATGGCATCCTTGTCATCCAGGACGGAGACGATGGTCACGACAGTCTGCCTGCCCGCCTTGATGTTGTCGTTCATCTTCCGGATCATGTAGCTCGATACCTTGTGCAGCTTCAGCTGGCCTTTGCAGTCGTAGCCTGTGACCTTGTAGCCCTTGCCCACATGACGGAGCATCTTCACTTCTTCCTTGGTCAGCGTGACCTCGGCCTTGAATGCCGTTGCTTCGGCCATGAGGTCGCCGTCGATATACAGATCGGCATACTTGCCGTTCATGACCCGTTTGGCTTCCATACTGTTCATCCGGCTTCACCTCCTCAGATATTGATGGTAATCGTGACATCTTCCATGGCATCCAGCAGCGATGCCTTGACGGCGATGAACACATTGCTGCCGATATTGGCCAGCTTGATGTCCATATCGGACATGTCCGCCAGTTCCGCCTTGGTGTATTTGCCGTTGGATTCCAGCCATATCTTCGTGGATTCCACATCAATATAGGCAGTATTCTGGTCCTGTTCCAGCAGTCCTTCCTGGGCCAGCTGGTCAAGGTAGCCCTGGATAGCCGTTACCAGCAGGCATCGGTTCGCATAACTGTTGGCGTACTTACCGAGGTAATGGTCTTGGGCTGTCGTGCGGATATCGTCGTGCATCATATCCATCAGATCCACGAG